AAAGACATTTATTTTTTCTTTTTGATCGGAGGAAGACCTTCAATTTTTTCTTCTTCAGAATCTAAAAAATCTGAAGAAGGAATTTCCAGAGCTTCGAGAGAAGCGAGTCTATCCAACTCACTCCCTTTTTCGATTTCAAAAAAATCTCCCGGATTGTAAATTTTTCCGGAAATCTTGATCTGATGTTTTGCTTTAACTTTCATTATAGTACCGTAGCCTTTATGAATCCGTCAACATTTTCAGGAACCATAACAAAGGATGAATGTAATTGCAAGAACCTAGTTTGTGGATCGTTTCCCTCTACCCAAGTTTTTGGATAACGAGGAACCGCAGCCAAAACATTCAAATCCTGAATCGCTCCATAATTTCGAGAACATCTTGCAGTTGTCGCACCCATGAGAACTTTTCCAAGCGGAATAACAGGTTGCTCAGTTCCATTTGCATCTTCAATCCATTCGTCGTAAGCATAAACCATGACTCCAGGATCATTGAGATAACCAATTAAAGTCACTCCATCCCCAAGGTCTTTTGGCTCTATACGTCCAGGACTAGAATTCCAGATATTTAATTGTTTTTGTACCTCAGTATTTTTCATAAATGCTGCCTGAACATCCGATGCAAAAATTACCGAATCGGCAGAAATACCGGTTTTCTGTCTGATTTGTCTTTTCCAATCCCTCAAATTAGCGATAGGATCAGAGGTTCCTGCCGACCATAAATCAGCACCCGCGAGAGTTATTGTATTTGCAGCGTCCCTTTCAAAATCAATTTCAACTCCATTTAGTCCGACAATTTTACCGTTTAAAAGAGCTTCAGATGCTTGATATTCCTCAGATCGTGCAATCATGTCGTCTAGAGTTTTCAAATCTTTAACTGCTAGTTCAGTCATTCTATCCTGTGGAGTCATACCACCAGAATAAATAGTCTCTCCTGCAAGTCGTTGCATAACATCCTCAGCAGTTGTAGGAATTTTTGGTTTAACATATAGAGGTTCGACAGTTAAGGTTTTAAAACCTTTTCGTTCGACAACCTGACCCTGCGCTCTGGGATTTACATAAGAAGCCTTTTTTCGAGCACCTTTATAAATATCCAGATCAATGAATTTTGTATCAAAAGTATTTTGGATTTTGAAAAATAATTTTGTTAAAAACCCTTTTGGGGTTTTCCATTCTTCGACGGCTGATAGCATAGTACGGGTATCGAATACTGAGATTGCCGCAATTGAAACACCTGTAATTCTAAACCCACCGAGAGAATCGAAAAGACCGAAAGAGATTACATCAAATCCAAAAATAGAATTTGCTCCGTAAGCAAGTCCTATTAATCCGAAAAGAAAAAAGAAGAGAGGTTTTATTTTAGACATTTAGATTGCCACCTTTACAAAAATATTTTTATTTCTCATTGCCGATTCATGTGTCGCCAATACATCCGTTCCACCGAAAATAAGCGCATCTTTTTGAAACTCTCCTGTCAGATATGCAACACCGATTTTGTCGGCTGCTGTTGCATCGACATCTTCAACTAAAACTGCTTCAGGTTCATTCGATCCGTCAATTGCAGTAGAATCTACAGCAACATATTTTTCGGTTGGAGTAGAAACCGGAATTGTGAATGTATCGCCAACGATAAAATCAGTTGCCCCATCTGCAATACTGAAACCAATTTGAACGCCTGAATAAGGAGTTCCGACAACAGCGTCTTCTAATCGGTTTCCATTTGGATCAAATACTGCAAACGTGCCACCATTAGCCACGGCAGTAATACATTTTACAATGTAGTTGCCATTTTTGGTTTTGGTTTTCATTGCCTGTCCGGACATTACACCGTTTCCGGTTCCGGAAAAAGTAGTAGCGCCTAAAGCCCTTGAAATCTTTCCGAGCACTGTGCCCTTCGCAAGATTGTTTCCAGTTTTAATAGTTACGTTTTTTGATACAATATCAAAGTCGCCTGCAATTAAATTTTCGTAGTTTTTTGTTTCGCTCATTATGCAACCGCCTTGGCAAATTTTTTCATACTTTCAATTACTCGCTTGTCATCACCTGTTTCGGGTTCTCCCGATCCGGTATTTGGAATATTTCCCGCATCAACAGCTCTTGCCTGTAATGCAATTCTTGCGGGGTCTTTGCGCGCTTTGGCGATATTTATTGCAGTTGTCGCAACATCCGAACCATCGGAAATTGCTTTTGCGATAATATCTTCAAAACCCTTTTCGGATAATTCATTCAATGCCGAAATTCTTTCTCTTTCTTTTGCCTGACCTTCAGCAATAAATTCGTTTGCGATTTCTGAATGAGAAGAAAGAATTAATTCTTTTGTAATTTTTACAGGCTCTGCATTTGGTTGACCTGTTTGTAAGTTCTTTTCCATTGACCCTCCGGAGATCGATTCGATAACTGATTTAAAGTCTCCGATTTCATCAGCCATTTTGAGCGATACCGCATTCTCACCGATTACAATATCACCCTGTCCGAATTCAGAGGAGACTATTTCAGTTGAAACATTCCTATTTCTTGCAACAGATTCAATAAATATTTTGCCTAATTGATTTATAGTTTCCTGAATTTGTCGCTGACCATCTGGAGTTGCGGGATCAGGAACTTTTTTCGGAGACTGCGCTGAAATGATTTTTATTTCTTTAATTCCATTCAATTTATCCTGTTCTGAATAATCATAGAATGTTGCATAAACTCCAATTGATCCGACATCGGCAGTTTTTTCGATGACCATTTTATCAGCCGATGAACCAATCCAATATGCGGCACTATCAGCAGAACCACCGACATAGGCAATAATCGGTTTTATTCCTCGACTTTTAAAAATCATATCAGAAAATTCAGACGTTCCGTTGACCTCACCGCCAGGTGAATCAATATTTAGGACGATGGCTTTAATATAATTATCAGAAAGTGCAAGTTCCAAAGCTGCCATCAAATCTTCAATTACCGAACCACCAAAAAAATAAACATAGAAGTTAAAATTTCTGAATATAGGACCGGAAATGTTGATTACAGCTATGTTTCCATCAATGATAGATAACTCATTTGATATGGATTTTGCATCAATTCCATTGATAGTCCTGTTAAATGCCTGTTGTTTTATCGGTTCAGCGATTGCACGGAGTTTCATTTCCTCCGAGATAGCACGATTATTTTTTTCCATGATTGGAAAATATTCTTTCTTCATGGCAATTGCCATATTTTCTGTAATTGTAAAATCTTTAATTTGCATTAACGTCTCCTTACGATACATCCTGAATAGGCGTTGTTACTGTCATTCCGGGCAGAAATGGACTCATACCAGCATCAGCCATTTTTTTATTTTCTTTTTTTAGTCGTTTGACGTTTGTATCCCAGTCAGTCCCGTTCATCATAGCTGATTCTTTTGTATAATTGCTAAATCCGAACTGACAACGTTTAGCTGCAGCCATTACTTCCTTCTCTGGATCGAGTTGACCTGGAGAAGGAGCGTTCCAAACAGATCCAAAATATGCTTGTCGGATTGAATCAGACTCCCAAAATCTTGGCAGAAAAAGAATTCCAGATGCAACCGCCTCAATCAACCACTCCTGATAAATTGGCTGACAATATTTTCTTCCAAACCAATCCTGCCGGACCCGAAACATATTCCAGGCCTCTATGATTGCTCCGCGTGCCGCTGAATAAGAGCTTTGAAAATGTTTTTGTAAAAATTCCAATGGCAATTCAAGAGCCATTCCAATCTCGCGCATGATTGCAGTAACAAATGGATCGAATTGAGAATTTGGACGACCGGGATTTGCAATTGAAATATCCTGATTTTCTTCGAGTTCATGAACCATGCCAGGGGCAAGATTCAAATTAATCCCTTCTCTCTGTCCAGCTTGGGCAGGAATCGGATACCCTCCTGAACCTTCCAAATTTTCAGGATTATTTTTCACAAAAACTGTAAACATTGAACTGACAACAGCTGCCATGAGTTCGGATTCTTTATATCTACCGATCATTTTAAGGGGCTCAATAACAGATGACATCCATGGGATACCGCGCCTTTGACCAGACCTTTCAGCCTTAAACAAATGAATCACATTTGGTCTGCCTGATTTTTCACCAAATGCAGGAATTCGCGCCCATTCCCTAATTGAGTAATTCAGATTATTGATATTTTTTTCGACATGATATGCAACCGGTTCACCATATTCACCCGTTTCAATTCCGCCCGCAAAATTATTTCTTTCGATTTCTCCAAATGGCTGTGAAAGTCTTGTTGGATCAATAGCATTCAATTTCAAATTATATTTTGACCCCGGGCGTGAAATCATCGGCAAAGTTGTAACCGATTCACCTGACAATAAAAATGTTTTGAACGCCAAGTCCTGATGTTCATAAAAATCTAATCTTCTAGATGCATCACATTCAGAACTACTAGCCCAAGCCTCAAATTCTTTTTCAATTTTATCCTGGATAATATCAGCGTCTTCTTCGCTAATTCCAATTGCAGCACTATCTATAGTAGATTGTAATTTTAACCCTGCCCCGATTACATTTGTTACAGTTGTTTTTATTGCCCCGGCGGCTATTGAGTTATTACGGTAAAGATCATGCGAACGCTCTCTGAGTTTTTGCAAATCTGGCAACAATTCAGAATCTGCATCCAGATTTTGCGTGAACCAAGACTGCATTGAACGACTGTATGACGCGCCTTTATAAGCACCCTGAGAACGAATTGCAGGTTGAGTCATGCTAGTAGAATTTGCCTGTTTCAAGACATGATTTATTTTATAAATTTCGAACTCTTTTCTTTTCGCGTCGAGTTCTCTATCTAGTTTTTTAATTGTCGCGTTTTTCAATTATCCCTCAAAACTGCCAGCCGTGTTGTTATCCCGCGCGTCTTATTTGATTCAATTCTAGTAATTTCATTCCGATAGAATGCAATCCCGTTTCTAATTTCAGGAAGGTCCGCATATTTAAATTTCTTTTTCAGTCCGGCAACGTCTTTTTCTATTTCTTGCGCTCCCTCAATAATTCTAAGTTCTGCGTCCAGATATGCTGTAAGACGTGCGGTTGCAATTTCTAAAGTTATAGGATCAGCCAT